AGCTGCTCTCTTGGTTTCACCATCACCCGGCTTATACATGAAGCTATTCGGCATAATAGCCAAAACATCATTGTTAACCCGAAGACTCGGAACTGATAAAGTTTTATTATCTGCCATTTTAAATACTCCTAAATTATTTCATTGTTATAGGGTGAAGGAAAGCTTAAGAGGCACAAGAATGCCTTCCAATTGCGTTACAGGCGGTAGTATACTGTTAATGGTAACTGATCGCCCTGCCAGATTAGTCGTGACTGTCGTAGCATTCTCTATGGCCTTTGCAGCTTCTCTCCCACCCTGCACTAAAGCAAGGTCGGCAAGGATAGCCATAAACCGCAGGAAGACAGCCTTGATACTGTCTGCGTTTGCCATTGACCTACCCGGTATCAGATCGCCATCGGTAAGACGTGTTTGTGCAAACTCTGATTTCAGGTTTACGAAAAGGAATTCTCGTACAACACTCGCAGTGTCTACAAATTCCAAGAACTTAAAGCTAATATCATCGTTTCCAGCCGCATCTTTCTTATAAGTCGTTACAACTGTCCCGGCTATCATATCTGTACCCGGTCTGTTAGCTCCCATTACACTAAAGCCAGCCGTATTCAACTCGTTTTGTTCTGCATCGTCGAACTGTTCTTCAGATATCGACAAGGCTGTTAAGTTAAATGGCGTATTGAAATAAGGCAATGAAGCCAGTGAGCTACCGCCAAACTGATCGCCACCGGCATTAGTTGTAACTATAGAGCTTATAGAAGCTTCTTCGGTCAAACGTCTTGCTCTGTTTGCCATAAACTCCGCAGCCGACCAATCAGGCGGATGCGTAACAATCGGACCCGTTTGATTGGTCGCAGCAACAACTATGGAATTTCCTAATGCAACAAGGGACTGACTGTTCTGTGCATTTACACCAGACTTGAGATTTGTCAACGTATCGAAATCTCCGATAAACCTAACTCCGTCGAGAATTTCGTTAGCAGAATTAAATCTAGCATCAAGGAAATCTACCATTTCTGCTATAGTGCTGAACAAATGCGTAGGCCAGAGAATTCCCTGATATCTCACTCCACCGACAAGATCAAATGCACCTGTCACAGTCGCCTCACCTGTACCGCCTGAGAATGCTGCCAACGTAGCTGTCAATCCAGCCGGAACACCTGTAATCTTCATACCATAGAAATTACCCGCAGTTCCGAGATCGGTAGCCGTTATAGTAACTACACCCGATGCGTTATCAGCTACCGAGAACGGCGCTGCTACACTCGCATAAGCTGCTGATACAGCAACACCGACCGCTGCTGCTGCATCACCTGAAGAAACAGAAACCGTTTCCTCGAATTTCTTTTCAGACAATATGTTCATGGTTATAGTACCGTCCGCTGTTGCCGTACCTGCAAAGGTGATCGTTCCAGTAGAAGCTACAGCACCGCCAGCCGGTGCTAATGCAATAACATCAAGTTCAGCCTTAACATTATTCCCCGTCTGGTTAGCGTCGAGCCATTCCTGAACCAAGAACCTTATAAAAGAGCTTGCCCCGAATAGAGTATCAAGCTCCGTCTGAGTCTTGTCTTCTATGCTGTTAAATAGTTCGTTTGACGAACTTCCGGGGTTTTGAGCTACGATCAAATCTCTGCGAGTTCCGATATTAAGCACATTGTTTGCGGACAATAGGGCAATATTAATATCTGGTTTTGATATTCCACTCATAACTAATCTCCTTGACTATTTTGAAGTATTTTTCTTTTTCGTCTTTTTTATTTCGATGCAGTTATCAATCTTAGCATCACGGAATCGCCTACGCCAATACTTTTCCAAAGGAATTCCGTTTTCATCGGTTTTGATATCAAGCTCAACACCAGCCTTATGAGTTGAAAGATCGGCATTAAGTTTGATCTTAATTTTCTTGGTTTTTTTCAATACTCTCTTAGCCATTTAAGCCTCCACAGCGATATTAGCACTTACTAAAGCGCCTTCGGTATCAAACATTGTTGAATTAATAAGTATACTTCTAAGTGAAACATTCGTCCTGAATGTATCACCTTGCTCGAACGATATTTCATAAGGTATTTGATAGGTATAACTATGAACATAAACCGCCGTGTCATATTCTTCAGGCGAATTCGCCGACTCAATCGCTGCAAACTGCGTATCTATGCTATCGTCGTTTTCTTCTAAGAATATATGAGCATACATAGCTTTCCTGATAGCCGTTCTTATCTCCCTAAACGCAGCCTCTTGAGCAGCAGCCCCGGATAGATCGTCCGGAGTCTTGATAAATACAAAGAAGGTAACTTCCGGCAAATACTTAAGCCTGATCGGATTTTGAGCTTTCGCGGTCAATATTGCATCGCTTTCAGTTTGCCTATTTTTACTTGCAACTTCAGACTGCATTACAATAAAGAGAACATCCTCTTCGGCATCAACTCTCGTATACATCGCTTTAGCACGTTCCACAGTTGCAGCTACATAGATGCGGGCGCTTTTTACAAATGTCAGTGTTTCAAATACCAGATTAGGAGGCAACCCGGTATCAACATCTGGTATCGAAAAGCTATCATCACCATCCTTGGTTACTACAGCAGGTGATATAAAGAGATTCCTATTTTCGAGAACTCTACCAATACCCCCTGAAGGCGCGGCACTAGCTACGATTACGAATTGATTTTCTGCTGGAATATCAATTATTGGAAAATCACCGTTAAAATTAGAATCAGCAAACCCTATAAGCGTTGCGGTGTTGTAATCAAACAATTCATCATTACCAACGACACTCGAAAGATCGTGATTATAAGTTGTAGTAAATGTAACTCGTCCGTTGCTGAACGTAGCATTCGTTATAACGTTCGGGGCTATTGCGCTTGTAACAACTATGACATCATCTGTTTCCAAGCCGTGATCTATTTCAGATATATCTATAACACCAGACCGAACTATTGCCGGACTCGCTGTAATTATATCACAGAACCTATCGGTATAAACAGGCAAGAATTGAAACAACTGAGCTTTTATTATATTAGGCGTTATCAATTGAACTCCCTTTGCGTTGCCATCAACATCGCATTTTCAGCTTCTTTAGCAGTATTTTTTGCAGCCGCACTTAAGAACGGTCTTGCTTCCATCTTTTTCGTACCTTCTTCTAGCCATCCGCTATAAGGCGCTTTATTGAAGATAACTAATTGTGTAGGGCTTGACACTTTATAGCCAAGATTCCTTGCCAGATTACCAGTAAACGTAGCAGGTGCTTCACCCCCTGCTGAAGCTTGGTGAAGAACGCCGCGTATCCGCCTGATCTTTCCGGTTTTTGGCGGATTCAAAATAAGACTCTTAGCCTCGCGTTTTGCAATAATGCCGATTTCGTGCAAACCTTTTCTTAAACCCTCCTGAGTTTTCATAAGGGCTTTGCCAACGACTATGAAAGCCTTATTAGATTTTGTTATAACACGAATAGCCATTTTTACGCCTTTGCTGCATTCAAAGTTATGTCGCCTCGATTAGTACATTGGAAAAATATGTACTGATTCGTTTCATTATCGTTTGTAATCTGCAATATACGGTAATATTCGCCAAGATGTTCTATCATGTGGTTATTAACCTCAACATCATCGTAGATTGAAGAATGCAAAACATAAAATAAATGAGTCGCCTTCTCATTAATATTGATCTTATCAAATTTTGAATTACCTTCAGTTGTTTCGATACCGCACTGAATACCAACTATAAGGTCAACAAAAGTTTCTTGACCACTTATATCGTTCATCTTGGCTGGCGATAGCGTTCTTGTCACTATCTTTATCGTAGTTCTAAGATCGCCCCGGCAAAGCTGTTTCTTGAAAATCTTCTTTCTTTCACAACTTGCCATTACATTTTTCCACCATAGAATCCGCCCGGTACAAGCGATTTTGTAGAGCTTATCAAAGTCTTACATACATCGCTATCACCACAGTCACCTCTGTTAGCATCCAAAGCTGTAGCAACCATCAAGATCGCCTGACTTATAATCGGGTTAAGCAAGCTAAAATCGGAATACCCAGTTGTATAGTCAATCTGAACTGCATCCGGCGTATCAGGGTCTACAGGAGGCCAACTATCTACCGGATATAAAACTAACTCCGTATGCCCTCTTGTTTTATTAACCTGCCGAAAATCATCGGTGTCTAATTCCGTTAACAAGCCACCTATAATATATTTCAAAGAGTCAACTGCGCCATCTTCAACAGGATTATTCGTAATTCTTATTCCCTCGAAGGGGAAAAAATCGCAAAAGTCACGTCTAATCGTAGGAAAGATATCTTGACCGATCTGCTTGCCGACCGATTCAGGAGCAACTTTAATATAACCAGTTAACACTGAATCTTTTGTTGTATCAGCTACGGGAATACCCGCCTGAACCTTAAGATCATCCAAAAGGACAGGCAAAGTATCCCGGTCTACTGAAACTACGGTTTCTCGTTTTGGTCTTGAAGGCCAAACCGGCATCTTTCTCTACTCCTTATTGTCGTCTTCAGTAGCCAACACTTTAAGACTGTCGATGATCGCAGATACATTTTTTCGCTTGTCAACATCATAGTCGTTTTTATCCGCCCACTCTGCCAACATCGTTTTAGCGTCCTTATCGCTTACGCCCTCTTTTTGAGCTTCAACGGCAACTGCACTAAGCGAATCAACCTTAGTTACATTACTAGCAGCTTCTTCAGCCGCCTTTGCGTCCGCTGCCTCTTGATCTGCCTTTGCTTTGACTTCAGCTTCTTCAGCTAACTTTGCTTCTTCAGCCTTTTTAGCTTCGTCAGGATCTTTGAAACCGCCTTTGGTTTCATCTTCATCGTCGGCAGGATCTTCGACAGGCTCTACAGGTTCATCACTACCCGCATAAGTCTCTGCTTTGCCAGCCTGAATGAGAACAGCAGCTACACTCGGAATAACATCATGTACCTCACCCGGCTTTGCAACTACAGGCTTATGCCCTACGCCATCGGATGCGAACGGATAACCATCGGCAGGTATATCTGTAAATTTAATCTTCACTTTAAAGTCTCCTAAAAGATCATTAACAATTTACTATTAGCCTTCAGAATCGCCGGTCAGGGTAGAATCCCAAACATCGAACGGTGTCTGTTCTGCTGCCAAAATAGGAATGACAGTTAACGCTAGGCTTACACCCGTTGCAATCGCGGTAAGAGTAAGCGTTAGTTTGACATATCGACGATTAGAGTACAGCCCTATGCCCTGATCCCACAACTGGCTATCGTTTGCATCGACAGTCGTATCGACAAGCGTGTTAGCCGTCTGCTTGCGTGTAGGCAGGTACGCTGCTGCGTTTACAGCGGCGAATGTAGAATTGTCGTCACTATCAGTTATAGAATACGAACCCGTTGCAACCGCAGCAGCCATAGCAATCTTACCTGTTACGGTCATAAGAAGCGTTCCGGTAGCATCGACAGGTGTGCCAGCCACTGCATACGTAAATGTAGTAGCCAGTGGAATAGCAACTATAACATGCGTCCCGTTATACTCACTCTGATCCGCACCGCTGATTACAAATGAATCGCCAATAGTAAGACCGCTTGTGTCGGCTATAGTGACCGTGCCGAAGCCTCCGGACTCTGTTATGCTCGTTACGGACATAGTCGCTACTTTCTCAATAGCAAACATCAACCCACGACTAAA